GAATTAATGTTAGAAGATTGTTGTTACAAGCTCGTAAGTTGATATCTGCGGTAGCGGTTAGATTGTTGTTCGAACAAAACGACGATATCGTAAGACAACAATTCTTGGACTCAGTTAATCCTATTTTGGATTCAATTAGAAGAGATAGAGGTCTATATGATTTCCGAGTAACGGTATCTAACACACCTGAAGACTTGGATAACAACAGATTGGTTGGTTCAATCTACATCAAACCGACAAGAGCGTTAGAATTTATTGATATAACATTCTACATAACTCCGACAGGTGCGTCTTTTGAAGATATTTAATAAAAAACGACGAATATGAACAAGAAAGAAAATAAAAAACCAATCAAGGTAAATGAGTCAAAACCTAAATCAATAATTGTTAGTGAGGCTCAATTAGAGAGGTTAATTCAAAAATTAACAAAATGATAAGAAAAGGGATAAATAAAAAACTGGCTTCCGTATCCGAAGGGATTACGGAGGCCGGAACTCCCGATATGAAGTATTATGCTTTTGATTGGGATGATAACATAATGAACATGCCGACGAAGATAATTCTTAAAACCGAAGACGGTGAAGAAGTTGGAATGTCAACAGAAGATTTTGCCCATTTTAGAACTAGAATAGGGAAAGAAAATTTTGAATATGAAGGCGAAACAATTGTTGGGTTCGGTGAAAATCCTTTTAGAAACTTTGGTGTTGAAGGTGATAAAAAATTCATAATTGATAGTATGACAGCACCTGTCGGACCAGCTTGGTCTGACTTTGTTGAGGCTATTAATAACGGTTCAATATTTTCAATCATAACCGCAAGAGGTCATACACCAACAGTATTGAGGGAGGCTTGTTATAATCTAATTTTATCAAACAGAGACGGTATTTCTTTTACGGAGCTTGTTAAAAATTTAGAGAAATATAGAGATATCGCAGGATACCAAGGAAACCAAGATAAAATTGAAATAATAAATGAATATTTAGACTTGTGTAAATTTTATCCTGTGTCATATGGTGAAGGATCGGCAACTAGTCCCGAAGAAGGAAAGATAAAGGCGATGAAGGAATTTATCACATATATTAAAAAACTATCAAGTGAAATAGGGAAGAAAGCGTTTCTTAAAAATGATGTGAGTAACAATTTTATACCTGAACCAACCGTAGGGTTTTCTGACGATGATATAAGAAATGTTGAAACTATGAAACAACATTTTGAAAAAGAACCTGATAATATTTTACAAACTTACTCAACAGCTGGGGGTATTAAAAGAAAATATTAAAAAAAATAAACATGGTAATATTTATCATAAAACAATAAACTGAAATTAAAAAACTAAAATAAAATGGCTGATTTACTAATGAAAATGCCCATTCCGTATGAACCTAAAAGACAAAATAGGTTTATATTAAGATTTCCATCATCTTTGGGTATAAACGAATGGTTTGTAGAAACTGCGGCTAGACCATCTATAAAAATAAATTCAACTGAAATACCTTTTTTAAATACCTCAACTTTCGTTGCGGGAAGATTTAATTGGGATCCAATCTCGGTTAAATTTCGTGACCCAATTGGTCCGTCAGCCGCTCAGGCTCTTATGGAATGGGTACGTTTATGTGCTGAATCAGTAACAGGACGTATGGGTTACGCTGCGGGATATAAGAAAGATATAGACCTTGAAATGTTGGACCCAACAGGAGTTGTTGTTGAGAAATGGATTTTAGAAGGAACTTTTATGACCGACGTGAATTTCGGGGCGTTAGCCTATAACCAAGATGGTTTGGCGGAAATCACAGCATCGCTTAGAATGGATCGTTGTATATTAGTATACTAATTTATATCAAATAACTTTTTCATTAAAATCCTATAACATAATAGTGTTGTAGGATTTTTTTATTTATTTACTAATAAGTTGGTTTATTTTTTAAATAAAAAAATATGGAAAACGAAGTATCGCAATATGGTCAATTAAATTTTAATTTACCTCACGACATAGTTAAACTACCCTCAAATGGTGTTTTTTACAAGAACAAAAAAAAGTCAATTAAAGTTGGATATCTAACCGCCTCAGATGAGAATGTTTTATTAAATTTCAGAACAAATAAAGAAGGTGTGATTTTAAGTTTATTACGAAATAAAATCTACGAACCTGATTTATCACCTAATGACCTTTTAAACGGAGATGTTGAAGCGATCTTGATATTCCTAAGAAATACAGCATTTGGTCCTGAATATACAATTAATATTACTGATCCTGCAACAGGTAAAAGATTTGAACACACTTTTATATTGGATGAGTTAAACATTAAAAAAACTAATGTACAACCCGATGAAAACGGTTTATTCACAACAAAACTACCAAAGACAGGTAGAGAAGTTAAGTTAAGGTTATTTTCAATCGGAGATTCGTTTGAATTAGATAAACAATTGGACAATTACCCTATTGGTTTAGTACCTCCAAAGGTTACATTAAAACTGCAAAAACAAATTGTATCTGTTGATGGTGATGACGATAGATTAAAGATATCTCAATTTGTTGAGACATTACCTATTATGGATTCTAAATACATTAGAAATTTCTTAAATGAAAATGAACCGTCTTTGGATTTGACCAGAGAAGTAATAGCCCCGTCAGGAGAAAAAGTAATAGTTGATATTACGTTCGGGGTTGAGTTTTTTCGGCCTTTCTTCTGAGTATAGAACCGTCTTATTAGACGAATATTATTATTTATCGAAACATCAAAATATGACGTATGAGAGTTTTAATACAATTCCAACATACGCTAGAAGATATATATTGGATAAGATGATAAAATCATCCAAAACATAATGTATTTATATTTATTTAATATAAGTAAAATATGATGTATCAAGAAGGATCAACGCCTACCGGCGGTCAAACTCAATTACCTGAATCGTTTAAAGCGGAAAAATTAGACTCTTTAAAATCGGCTATATCAACAATTATTACTGAATCTGTAAAATTACAAGATACTTGGGCGACTTTAGATGGATTATCCGCATCATTTACAAGAAACTTAAACGGATCAAGAGAAAGAATTGTTGTTATGGAAACGGCAATTTTGGGAGCAGCTCAATCCGTTATGGAACTTTCGAGTGGTGTTATTAGTTTTGAGGAAGCGTTGGTTAGTAGTACCAAGATATTGGCAGAGATACAAGAAGCGACCCGTACAACACTTATTGGTAATGAAGAGAATATCCGACAAATTTATACAACAACACAGGCAACCGGCATCGCATCAAAAGATTTAATTAGTAGTTTTAAACAACAAGGTGCTGCTTTATCATCAATACCTAAAACAATGCAGAAGGTTGTGGATTACACCCGAAGTATTGGTATGAATGTTAAAGCAGTGTCATCCGATGTTATTAAAAATTTAGATAAATTAAATTTATATAATTTTAATAATGGTGTTGAAGGATTAACTAAAATGGTTGCGAAGGCTCAATTATTATCCGTACCAATGGATAAGGTACTTAAAATAGCTGATGATGTTTTTGATCCCGAGAAAGCGGTTAATCTATCGGCGTCCTTACAAAGACTAGGGGTTGCCACCGGAGATTTGTTAGACCCGTTAAGATTGATGGATTTAGGACAAAATAATCCAGAAGAACTAACAAATCAGATAGTTGAAATGAGTAAGAGATTTACTTACTTCAACGAAGAAAATCAAAAATTTGAGATTTTACCGGGAGCTAAAAGAGAATTAAGAGAGATTGCTGAAACAATGGGTATGAGTTCTAGTGAATTAGCAACTATGGCGTTACAGTCCTCAACCTTGTCTGATAAGATGAGTAAGATAAGGTTTCCTAGATTGGAAACTGGACCAATTAGTAAAGAACAAGAGATGTTAATAGCTAATTTGTCGGAATTACAAACCGAAGGTAAATTTAAAGGTCAATATTCTGTAAAAGTCGAACAAGTTGACGCCCAAGGACAAAGAACCGGTGAAACTGTTGAAAAATCTGTGGCCGAATTAACACCTGAAGATATTAAAATATTAGGACAGTCGGCACAACCTAAAGAATTAGAAGACATCGCCAAAGACCAATTATCGGCAATGAACAGAGTTGCTAATAACACTGCGGTAATGGCGTCTCAGGGTAAGAAGAGTGTGTTTGCGTCAAAAACAGGTCAAGAGACAAGACGAGATATTTATCAAGAGTCAACAATTACAGCCGACGCCGTTTTAAGAGCCTTTGAAAAAACTATTGCGCCTAAAATGAATGATGGGACTGAAGAAGTTTTAAAGACTTTTAAGACCAATCTTATGGGTGCGTTATCAAGTATTGAAACTGTGGCAACAACTGGAGACGCTAGTGGTTTGAATAGTAGTCTTGATAATATTAATATGTCAACCGCGATTACTGATTTAAGAAATTCGGTGTCAAGTGCTGGTGATGTTATTAGAGATTTCGGAACAACGATTGGAACCGAAAAAGAAAAAATAAAACAAAAAAAACGAGAGGCCCTTCAGGGAGTTCAAGACGCTCAAAACACCGGAACATATTATGAGGCGATTGATAATTTAAGACGAAACAATACCACCGAACCAAACCAAAATCTTATAGAATCTCTTGAGGAAGAAGAGACCCCACAATCAAATCAAACGGGAGGTGGACCGGGTGCGTATAATGTTAATGTGTCAAGTCCAATACCCAACGTCAACGTATCTCCAAACATGGCAAATATGTCAGGTGAAATAAAACATCAATTTAATGATTTAAATATTATTGTTAAAATTGACGCTCAACCAGGCGTTGATACCGCACAGATTACCGATGTTGTGGTTAAAACGTTAAATAGACCTGAAGTAATACAAAGTATTATGGCAAAACAGACATTAATGACACAAAACTACGGAACAACAGGTGGTAAAGTAGGAACATCACAAAGCACCGCTTAAAATTTTAATATTCAATCTATTTATAAATAAAATAAATTGAATGGCAACATCATCTTTATTGTATCAAGCGGAAAACGCAGGGCCAAAAAAATCAACACCCAACCAAAGTCCGTTATCTTTTGACGCAACACAAATTTTCAGGGAAGAATTAATTGTTAAAAATTTAAAACCTTATAAGATAGAAGGTATTAATTCTGAACCCCAAGGAACTTTTGTTTACCAACAGAGCCTACCTGATCTATCTGCCACCGAAGTTCTATTTAATGTAGATACGTTAGGTTTCACACCAATTTTTAGAAACTTAAATCCTGATGCGACGATTGTTCCATCAACATATACTGCGTTTAATATTTTAAAAAATAATAACCCATCAGGTGATAATGGTTCGTTATCACAAGATTCGTATTTAGCTAAAATAGGTTCTCAAGTTTTAAAAAAATCGTTATTAGAAACTAAAAGTTTTTTTATAGAACAAGATTTAATTAATCAAAACTCTGTAAGTTTTAAAATCACAACACCAACTCAGAACGATACTTTTGAAAGTAAGTTAGAAGGTGCCTACGTCCCTACATCATCAATACCTGGTGATTATTTTTTGGATAGTTTTAATAAAAGGAACACCGATACTTTGGGAGAGGCGATAAATTTAGCCTCAGGAAGAAGTACGTTGGTTGGTGGTGTATTTAATGGTAGTTTAACAAGGGCGATTACTCCATCACAATTGTTTTTACAAAATACGAATGATGGACAGAAAGGGATTTTATTTTCAAATTTATCATATAACATATTTAGACCCGCATACGGTGATTCAATAGCGTTAGGAATTGGAGGAAATCTTTTAACAACTGGTATTAACAATTTATTAGATAATTTTGGATTACAATTGCCGGGTGCGTATTACGTTGGGTCATCGGTATCAGAACCCTCATTTGCAACATCACCGATTAATGCGGTTCCTATTGATGTTTTCGGAAGAGATACTCAAGCAAAAGTATACGGTCCTGATGTTTTAGGTAAGGATTATGAAGGAAACGAAGGTCGTATAAAGTTCGGGTTAGCGTCAAAACCATTAATTAATCAAGGTTCAATTGAGGGGGATTTAATTTGGGTATCACCTAAATATAAAGGTGGTAACGATCAATTATGGTCAACTAATATTGATTTTAAACCGGGATCGATACTCGACGATACACAGAGATTAATTAAGGCGGCCGATACATTACAAGGAGATGCAAGACTTAGACACGTAGGGAACGCCATAAATCAAACAAGTAAAATATTCAACGACGGATATAAACAAATAACAAAAGGTTCACAAGTTAAAAGTGTTACATACACCGATGGTAGAGCTATCGTTGGAGAAGAGTATTGTAGAATTTTTACGAAAGATAGACCATATAGAAGTCATAGTGATCTACAAATAACCGATGGTATTGTTGATTTTGGTAGACGTTTCAGTAATTCTGTTTTAAATAAAAGTTACAATTTAAATATCTACCCCACTAAGGCGACTGAAAATGGAACATCACCGTCTTGGTTAGGTGAAAATAAAGTTAAAAAATTCATGTTCTCTATTGAGAACCTTGCTTGGAAAGACTCTAAAAGACCGGGTTATAGTGTTCAAGACTTACCTTTATGTGAGAGAGGTCCAAACGGAGGTAGAATTATGTGGTTCGCACCGTATGGATTAAAATTTAATGATAATTCAACCGCGAATTGGCAAGATACAATATTCCTTGGTAGACCTGAACCAATCTATACCTACAAAAGTACTTCAAGAAATGGTACATTAAGTTGGAAAATAGTGGTTGACCACCCGTCTGTATTAAATCTAATAGTGGATAAAGTTTTAGCAAATGAAATTGATTCAAATGCGGACCAAGTCTTGGATTCTTTTTTTGCGGGATGTCAACAATATGATTTGTATGAATTGGCGGCTAAATTTAATACGGCTAATATTAACGATATACAGTCATTACAGGAAGTATTTTTAAGGGCTACACCCGAAGAACAATTAACAATTATTAGTGAAATACCTAAACAACCCAATACCATAACAAATACTGATACCAATAATCAAACACCCCCAAGTCCACCAAATTTTGATGAATTCGTAGGGTTAGGTTTTTATTTTGATAACGATGTGCCAAAAAGTGGTAGTGAATCGTATTTGGATACATATAATTCATATGTAGGTAAAAAAATAACGTATTTAAATAACACAATCGAACCTAATAAAGACTCGGTAACAATATTCTTTAACGATATTATTGAGAATAATTTTGACAAAATACAAAATAATGAAACTGGTTTAATTAAAAAAATAGCTGACGCATTTAAAACAAATTCAATAAAAGATATGTCAATTTTATTTGAAGGTTCTGCATCAGCATCGGCCAGCGTTCAATATAATACAAATTTAAGTCAAAGAAGAATAGAGTCGGTTAAAAAGTTTTTTGAGGAATTCCAAATCGGTAGTGGTGATAATATCATAAGTATTAATGAATATATTGAAAATGGAAAATTAAATATAAATACAGAACCATCAGGTGAATTGGCAACAAACGTAACACCAATAGGAAATAATGGTTCATCCGTAACGGTTGCTAAATGCACTGATAACCCTATAATTGATGGCAAATCGATTACGGGTCCAAAATCAATTTATTTGACACAGTCTATGGCGTGTAGAAGTGTTAGAATAAAAAGTATAAGTTTTACTCCCGCAGACTCTACGACTAATGGCGGAAATCAAACTGACGGAAACAATACTCAAACTGGTGGAAACGGAAACAATATTGAAAATGAGTTACCGGGCCCTAAACAATCTATAAAACCTTCACCGACAACCGAAGCGAGAAGAATACCGGGATTGTCCAAAAAAGTTTTAAGGATGTTATTGAGTGAGTGTAATTATTTCCAAGCGATAGAACAGGATACACCTTTTCTTTATCAATCTTTGAAAGAAAAATTAAAATTTTTTAGTCCGTCTTTCCACTCAACAACTCCGGAAGGTCTTAATTCAAGACTAACCTTTTTAAATCAGTGTTTAAGACCCGGCGATACAATACCAACTATCGGTAATGATGGTAGACCTATCTATAACGATGCGATAAATACTGCATTTGGTAGACCACCGGTATTGGTGTTAAGAATCGGGGATTTTTATAACACCAAGATCATCCCAAGAAGTATACAATTCTCATACGATCCTTTGGTTTTAGATATGAATAGAGAGGGTATAGGTGTTCAACCTATGATAGCCGACGTTACATTATCTTTTGATTTTATTGGTGGACACGGTCTTGCCAGACCAATTGAGGAACTACAAAATGCGTTATCATTTAACTATTATGCTAACACCGAAATATACGATGAAAGATCAACCGCAACTGAGGATGTATCTAAGTTGGATGCAATTATTGAAAAATCAATTGTTGAAAGACCAATACCGACAACCGTTCAAAACAAAATACAAAATAGTGGTGGTAAAACAATTGGTAACATATTAACTACAAATAGTGATGGTGTTAATTTCTCAGGCACGGTAGATTACAGAGAATTTTTAACAACCAATAACGATACGTTACAAGATTATTTTATAAACGTTTTTGAAACCTCAAAATCGATATCTGAAACTTATAATTTCTATTTATGGCAATATATCAACACCAATAGAGAATTCATTAATGGTGATGTTACTAACAATAACACTAAAATATTTGGTAGACCAAAAAATACTGATGAGATAATAAATAAATTATCAGAGGATGTAATTACATCCATAGACGACGGTACTAATATTATTGTAAGTGGATTTACCCAAAGAGGATTCCAAGAACCTGTGGTTAGACAAGTTAAACAAAAACTTATTGATTTCATCAATAAGATTGTAAAACCCGATATTTCGGTTGGATTATCACAACAACTACAAAATATACTAACTAAAGAAAATGCGTTGATTTCAAACATCGGAAAAATAAATTACATATACAGTTATTACGATGGGTTTGTTAAAAACGATGGAACCCCTTTGGTTTATAATTTAACAGGTCAAACAATTTCATCATTTGATGGTATAACACCAATATTGAGTGGTGTTACCACCGATTTAAATGATTACTATGACTTAGTACGTAATGAGAAAATAGTTTTTGATTATAATAATTATGAGTCTGTTCTCCTTATAGAGAATGGTGGAAATATAACAAATAAAGACGAAGAGAAATTTTTTACTATAATGTCTCCTTATTTTGTCGATGATAATAATTTAAAGATTTTGAGTGATTACATTTTCCCAAATGGAAATGTAATTGGTTCTGTTGAAGTTAATACACCTGAACCCCCTAAGAACTTTTTTGATACGTTAATCGGTCTTACTAGCGGAGGTGTAAATCCTATCAATAGTAGATATAAAAATACTAATAAGGTACTTAATAAGACAATTGATGATTTCTCGGAGAATAAAGACTATAGACAAAAATACGAAAAATATACTAAATATAGAAAGATAGGTAACGGTATAAACTTGGAATTAATTTATTCCACAACACCGACACCACCTGACAGTGCGAAAAATGAACTTAAAAAACTATATCAATCAGTTCCTACAGGAGGAGATAAATTCAACGGAAAAATATTATAATAATGGCATTACAATACTATAATAGATATAATAATTTTTTAGTGGACGGTAACCAAACCGTAGTACCTTTTGTTAAAATACCGGCAAAACCAACCGATAAAGCTTATTTTTATAGATTAGGACTAACTAGATTAGATAAGATATCACAACAATATTATGACTCACCATTTTTTGGTTGGTTAATACTACAAGCAAATCCCCAATTTGGAGGTAACGAGTTCAATATTCCTGACGGAAGTTTATTGACAATTCCATTTCCTTTGTTAGCATCTTTACAAGATTATAAAAACGCATTGGAAAATCATTTCTATTACTATGGCAGATAACGAAAATATTTTTGTTGAATTTGACTACCAAAACATTATTGTGGTAGATCCAAATAAAACAGTTGACCTTGATGGTAAGGCCAAAGAACGATTAATAAACCACGAAGACTTGGTGATGTATGCCAATTTGGAATGTTCGTTAATACCTAGAACTAAATTAGTATTAGGACAAGGACAAAACGAGGTCCAAACATTACCTTTGGCTAAGATAAACTTTTTAAAACCTGCGGGTAATGAAAGGTTAAATAATGAGTATACCGAATTATTCACCGCAACAGCTAAGACCGAGGATGAAAATGGTGTGATAGAAACCTCATTATTGGGTATAACAAATATTAATTTCAGAGTTAATACGTCTTTTATGCCTACAATAACGATGACCTTGGAAGATGTTAGAGGTAGGGCGTTATTTGTATTAGGTGATAAATCACCTTATGCTGCGTTTTTTAATTTACCTTATCCATCTTTCTATTTAACCCTTAAAGGATATTATGGTAAAGCAATAAGATATCAATTAATGTTACAAAACTTTAACGCAAGATTTGATAACAACACCGGTAATTTTTTAATTGATCTGACATTCTTAACTTACAAGTTCACGGTACTGTCGGAAGTGTCAATGGCCTACGCTTTATCGGTTCCGTATATGTATAACAATATTGTAACCAAAAAAAGCACAAACCAAAACCCCAACGTCAATAACGTTCCTGTGTCACAAGAAAATGTAACATTAGGTTATCAAAAAATTAAAGAGATGTATGGTGAGTATAAGGCGAAAGGTTTAATCAATAATGATCTACCTGAATATACTATCACACAATTACAAAAAAAATTAGACACATTCATTAAAGAAGTTCTAACTAAATGGGGTGAAGAGAATTTGGAACCGCTTACTAACGTGGAGACATACACCAAAATTTTAACTGATTATGTTTCGGATTTAAAAACTAGAATCGACTCTCCTTTTGTAAAGTATATTGATTCTCAAAATCCATATATCTTAAATGACGGTAGAAAAGTTTATGTATTAAAACAGGAAATTAGAACCGAACCTCAAAAAACCGCTAACGCCAATGCTGAATTTTTAAATATAATTAAGAAGTATAATGATAATTTGGATAAGAACCCAACATGTGGTAAGAACGGTAAATACTTTATATCAGGTAAGGAATATGACTCTGAGGTTAAAAATAGATTAACTGTCGGTAATACTAACGTATTGCCTGATTGGTTAAATCTTCAGGTATTATTGACAGATATTAGTAAATCAAAAACATTCCAAATACAATATAAACAAGACTATAATACATCAACAGAATCTGAAAAAAATAAATTTGATACTGATTTAAATGTTCTTTTTGGTGTGCAAAATCTAAATCAAGGCAATCCAAATACACCTAACCAACCACCACCTGTTAAAAGTTTTTATATATTTGAAGGTAATGATACTTTTTTAGGTTATGTTGCTAACATGCAGAAAGACCTAAAAGTAATTAAAGATGATATCTATAAAAAAATTTCAGATTCATTAACGAATATACTTAAAAACGGAAGTAATAGTAAGAGTGGATTAGGGTTTGTTCCTACCATAAGAAACGTTATGGCGGTAATGTTTGCAAATGGTGAAGCCTTTTTAAGGTTATTAGATGATACACATTCCGAAGCGTGGAATAAACGTGATAGTGAAGTTAGAAAAACAGCTATTTTGGGTAAGACGGTACAGAATTCAGATAATTCGCCGACATCACCATATAATGATATTGTATTCCCGTGGCCACAATTGATTGTTGAAAATGAAAAAGACGGAGTAAAGACGTTCGATGTTCAATATCCTGGCGACCCAAGTGTTGTATCTAATACACAAGGATATCTTTATGATGAGTGGCCGGAAATAGAATTTGTTGAAGAATTCCTTTATTCTCTATTAAATAGAGATTCAATAAATGCTAATTTAACGCCTGACGCAACTAACATAACAACAGTAAATAGGATAACATTTAATGGTGTTGAATACCCTGTATCTGATCAAATTTATCAAAACAAAGAAGAGGTAAAATTCTTCTATGAAATTTGGGAAAGAATGGGGTTTGTGACAAATTATTCAAGACTAACAAGAGGTAATCCAAATCAATTTTCAATTACTGATATTATAGCAGAATCCGAGTCTTTAAATATTCAAACCTCATTAGGTGATACAAATGTCTTTTTAATTAAAAAACTAAAAGAGTATAACATTACACCTACTAATATCAGAGCGATATTAAGGTCCATTTCAAATAACGGAGAAGGAGAGTCTTATCAAAAATTCATAAGAGGATATTATTCAACCCCTTATATTACCTCATTAACATCTAACGACTATAAAATATACGGTAATTCAATTTTTACCAAACTACAAGACGCTTCCGAAAATCAATTAAAGGTTCAAGAAAGTCAGGTGTCTAATGTTAAGAACTACATAACATCATCATCCTCTAATGAATTTCAATTTACCGATACATACCCCTTCAATAACCTTGAATGGATTAAAAACAATACCTCAAATGGTGAAAGTATTAGTAATATTAAATTGGTTTTAAAGACGGATAAAGTTATTAATTATAACGAAAATATAAATATGATTTCTAATTTTGGTCCCGACGATAACAACCCAAATAACAAGAGACCATATACATATTTTAATTTTTCATCAAACCAACAATTACCTCCAATAACACCTAATGTTAATTTAACAACTAACAACTTAAAAAACATTTATAGTGATAGAGTAACGGATAAATCAAAACAATTACCTACCGAAGGAGGTATTTTTTATCAAAATTACGACGGATATTTAAAACAAGAACAAACAAGTTCTATGTTAAACACTCCATATTTTATAAATTCAATACAAAAAGGGGTGGATAATTTTAGAAGATCTATCAACTATCCTTATGTGGCTTCGGCGTATTTGTTTTTAAATTCATTACCATTAACCAATATATCTGAAAAATATAAAACTAAAAAAGAAAATGGTTTGGAGGAGTTGGATTATATGTTCTCAACTTTTAAGAAATATGGGGGGATACATAAAATACCATACGCTTGGATATTAAAGTACGGTTCAATTTGGCACAGATATAAGAAAAAAGTTGAAAACAATATCGATATATTAGATAGTGTTTGGACCGACTTTAATTATTTAGGAAATTATGATCCTGTGAGTTCTGCATCAACGAAAGTGTATACATTTACTGGTGATGGGGATAACCAAGAGACAAGAATTATACTACAAGATAACGAAATAAACGCTCAATTTACATCAACGACTATAAATGTTGGATTTTACCCAAAACTAATAAATGATTTTTCAGTTTTTTATAATGGGTATAGAACATTTGTGGGTACAGGTTTTACAAATCAGGATATACAGCAAGGTATTGATTCAGGATTGACAATTTTTAGGACATCAAGTATTGTTGCACCTTTTAATTTTGATGTAAATGCGATTAATAGAACGTTAAATTTTAATTCTTACTCAGTAACATTAAAAGACACGACAAATTCTAATTTATTTTTATTACCATCGGTCGGTAATTCATTTAATCAAACATTAAATGAGTGTTTTAATAATATCGACACTACGACAGCAAATCCGAAATTAAAGATTGAGGTATTAAATAATCAATCTATGTATAACGGATCGGTTAGGTCGTTGTGGTTAGCTCCAAACTACGGTTGGTTTGACAATAGTAAAGTTATTAAACCACAATATGATGAATACCTTAAAAAAATAATTACAAACTCAAACGACCAAAATAATTTTGAGATTAACGGAAAGACAAACGGATATTCGAAAGTAGATGATTTACTACCAACATTAAAAAAACAAATATTGGATGATTTTGAACAGATATTTTTAAATTTCTGTCATTCAAAATACGACTTTAAAGGATTTGATGATTTAACGTCAATTGACGTACCATTATCTGAATTAAACAAAAATCAAAAATATCAAAATTTTCAAATATTGTTTACTGAGATGATGAAATTACCGATAAAGGATCCAACAACTAACATCGAAGATTTAAAATCTACCCAATACCAAAATTTTAGGAGTGTGTTAGAAGGGTTTTTAAATTATGATGCGTTATTCAAATACGGTAATCCTTCTGAATATGACAAAATAAAGTTTTTATCATATACAAATCCTTCAAGTGCGTCGTTTGGCTATGATAGTGTATTTAATCCTTACCTACCTAAATCATACTCCGCTTATTCACCTGGCGCCCTACCGACAAAGACAAATCCATTTCCTTTGAGTAATGTTGAAACAAACTATCCAAACGCATGGAAGACCTTATTAAGTTATGTGGGTAATTCTGAGGTAAGTGGGATTAAATTTACCAATTCAGGGTCAACAATTTTTGACTTCTTTATCGATAATGACGTTGAATTTAATGTTGAAAACATAGAAAACCTTTATCCGCTTATTAAAATATATGCAACTAAAAAAATTGAGGATGAAACATATGACGACTTCAAGTTTAAGTCTGACATGTTAAATTATGTAACAGAACAAAACAATTTCCAAAATTTAATATTAACAAACACTATGGTAAAATTAAAATCAAATTTACCGAATGTTAATTTTACACCCCAAACCAACATTGCCTCAGAACTTATTGGAACACAAGGTAAAGTTGATACGTGGGAGGCATTAAAGGCAATTAACGATAAATGGATTTCAGGTTATGATTTAAAATATAAAACATTATTTGAAGATCTAATGCTACTTGATAGAGCGAGCCGTGATGTGGGTGATAAAATATTAGTAGATGTTATAAAACTAAATGAGTTATTATCAAATATTAATGTTACAAGTAATCTACTGTATTACATACAATCAATCTTGGTAAATAACAATTTCCAAGTAATGTCGTTACCAGCTTTCGTTAATTTCTATAACGTCCAAGATCCTGTTAAAAATGCGATACCAAAAGTTGAGAACTCATTAGAGTTTGCTAACGATATGTTTGGAACATTCACAAACGTGGATTATAGGAATTCAGGACCTAAAATGGTATGTTTTTACGCCGATAAACCTTCAGAACATTTAAAACAGGAGAATTCAAATTATCTATATAATGATGACGGTATTTATTTCCAAAAATTAAACACAAATACTTTGGTAGATAATTTGGTTAATAAAAACAATTGGGGTCAATCAAATAGAGTAGTTGGATTTAGTGTTGATATGGGAGTACAAAATCAAGGTGTTTTCACAAACATTTCTGTTAGTCAAGATGCGGGGAAATCCACATCAGAGTCTCTTAAGATCTTGAATGATATGGCCAATCAAGCTGGTGGAAGAAAAACGTCCACACAAAATCAATCGTTATATAACCTATATAAAACACGTAGTTATGGGTGTACCGTAGATATGATGGGGAACGCTATGATTCAACCTATGATGTATTTTAATTTAAGACACGTACCAATGTTTTCAGGGTCATATATGATTTTAGGGGTAAATCATACAATAACACCGGGAGACTTTAAAACTCAAATAACTGGGGTAAGACAATCGGTTTATTCATATGCAAATCCTGATACTTATTTACAATCAATCATTACTAAATTAATTGATAATGTCCAAACATTAGTTAAACAAGAGAAGACCTTACAAACCACAGGATCACAAAACACACCACAAGATAAACAAAATCAAAGTGGAAGTAATCAAGACAAATCAGTATCGAATGATGAAACTTGTACGGTTAACGCTCAGTTTAGTTCTTTTGAGAAAGTAACACCAAAAGTTACTTCAATTAATTTTTCGGATATGATAAAAACAATTACAGGTAGTACATCTAGCGTGACAACATTAAACAGTAAAGGTAAAGACAAATTAAACTACTTGATATGGTCAATTTTCTATAGTTTGTCATCTAATGATGTAGGATTCAACACATACAATCATAACTATAATTTGTTACCGATGAACTTAAAAATAAATAATAAGGAAAAAGAACTACCAAAAGACCTTGTTTCGGTACATCTTAAAAAAGAATATTTTTGTTTAAAAGGAAATGAATTAACTTCACCGATCGCATCATACAACGGAACTGCAAATTGTGTTGGGTATACGTCAAACTACCTTAAAAATAGAGTTACAAGTCTTAAAAAAGAAATAAAGGATTCTAATAATGAAATTTTAGATATTGATAATCTCTCAAAAGAAATTTACAAGTTTATTTTCTTAAATTGGCCGTCAACACTAAACGAGTCAGAATATAACAAAATTAAAAATAACGAAACAACTAAAAACTTTGAAAACGTAATAAAACAAGGAATAACAACAGCTCAACAATATGGGTTGTAATTTACTATAAACGATGATATTTATTAATAAATTAAAATTATGAGTTCAGTTAAAAATATTTTAGATACATATCTTGGTAAAAACACAAGAGTATCGGAAAAAGATTTGGGAAATGGTTCCAAACAGGTTTGTGATCTAGACAGCGGTGAATGTTACACCGTTCGTATGAAAGATGGTCTTATCGAAAGAGTAGATAACACAATTAATCAATCTAAAAAAATTCAGGTTGAAACCGCATCAGGTATAAAGCAATTATTGAATGGATAAAAAAATGAGTGCAGATAGAAAAATTTTAGAAGAATTACGAAGATACAATCAAATAAATAAATACATCTTTGAACAAGATGCGTTAGACGTACCACCGCCAACTGATGTACCACCAACGGACCCAACTGCGGGAGCGTTACCACCGGCAGACCCTGCGGCCGTACCTCCTCCACCAACCGAACCAACGGAACCTACACCTATTGACCCTGCGACAGATCCTGATGTTGAAAAAATAGATTCAGACGGAGAAACCGAAGAGACCGAGGGTGAAGAAGGAACCGAAGAATTGGATATTACCGATTTGGTGTCTTCACAAAAAACAATTGAATCAAAGCAAGAAGAATATTTTAATAATTTATTTGGACAATTAGAAAATCTACAAAGTAAATTAGGTGAGATGGATAAATTGGTTTCTAAAATAGATTCATTAGAATCTAAGATTGAAAAATATAGACCAAAAACCGCTCAAGAAAAACTTGAATTAAGAAGTTTGGATTCGGGACCTTATAATCAAAAACTTTCAGATTTCTTTGTGGATAAAGAAGAAGAAATGGAAAAATCGGGAAAAAACGAATATGTGTTAACGACCGATGAAGTTAAAGATTTTTCACCATCAGAAATCAAAGATAGTTTCAGAGATTTTCCTGGTAATGAAAGACCTGTTGAAGTTAAGTAATGGACATAATAATAAAAAAACCACAATTAGTTAGAGCTGTTTTATTATACCTGAATATGAATTTCGGTAACTTGACGATTAAAGATGGTTCCGAATATGCTGAGGGTTTTATATTTTACGTTAATTCAGATAATGATATTTTTATAGGACATAATAAAAAAAAACATGAAATATTTATTAGGTATAATGAAATTTGGTTAAAAATTAACTCTTTATTTCATCTTGAAGATGGTCTTGATACTAAGCCAATTATTAAACACTGGTTAGAGAAGACTTACAATATTAAAGATATTGAAAACATATACTCCAATTACGCTCTGGATTGGACTTTTGCTTTTGGTATGATATAACATTAGATTAAATATGAACATAATAATAGAAAAACCACAATTAGTTAAAGCCGTTAAATTATATTTAACAAAGTCATTTGGAGATTTAAGACCAAGAACTACTAAGCATTATCCTACCTCAGTTTTTTATGTAAATTCAGATAATGATGTATATATGCAATACGGTGAAAAAACTGGAATTATGTGGATAGGTTATGATAGTGTTTGGTCAAAATTGGAATCGTTATTTCATCTTAATTATGATGATATTCGATCTATAATAGAGAATTGGATTGAGGAACATTATAAATTGGAGGTGACTAAAGCATCACCTATAGTTTCGTTTTCATTAAGAAAGGTATACGATTTTTAGAAATTTATTAAACTATGAACATAATAGTAGATAGAC